CGCTGTTGAGCAATGTCTTCCATGCTCTCCATACGAGCGGAGTCCGTAACAGCCTGTTGCTGCATACGTTGCTCGGCTAAATCGATCTCCGCAGCGTCGTTCAGCGCCTTACGCTGCAAGTCTTGCTGCTTGATGTTTAGCTCCTGCATTCTGATCTGTACTAATGGGTCCGCCATCGGGTCCTGACCTTGTGGCTGCATACGCTCCATTAGGCCCTTCATTAGTTCCATTTCTTGCATCGCAATTGCTTTTTCCAGTTCATCTGGGTTCTGCATTTGCTGTTGTACTTCCATAATACGTTGTTGCGCCTCTTGTGGGTCAATTGCACCCGATTGCGCCATCAACTGCACCTGAGAAATCAAACCTTGAATCTCAACCATTACCGATTCCCGTGCCTTTTTAGACACATGTTCCTGCAAATGGCCTGTTAGAATTCCCATTACGTGCGGGGAAGTCATAACAATCGGCAGTTTCATAAACATCAAGTGAATCTCGATGTGTGCGTCATGATTCTGACCGTCAAATGCCTGTAGCAACTCACCTGTCAACGCACGAGCGTTCTCGATCATCGGATCAATCGGCTGCGGTTGTGGAGGCGGAGGCAGAATCTCATCGATGTTCTGTACCTCTAGGGCCTGATACATACGACGGAACGCAGCGTGTAGGTTGTGCACACCGGGATTCGACTGGGCCAACTGCAACTGTGTCTGCGCTAGTGTAACGCGCTGCGCCATAGAGAAGATGTTTGGATCACTGACTGGAACAACATCTACACGATCATCAAAATCTTGCGCCATGATCATGCGATCACCACCCTGAACATCGTATGGATACTCTTGAGGTAGGTTCTCTGCAAAGATACGAGCCATAATACGGAACTCGTTCTTCTGTGCATAGTGTAACCGCTTGTGGATCGCGGACATAACTTTTGTACCACGCTCTAGGAGCGCCACAGTGGTGCCTACAGGCGCCTGTCCGTTAGCATCGGCAGTCTGTTGGTCTGCAAAGGAAACAAAGCGTCTACCGCCGTCTACAAGGGCCCCTAGAAGCGATGAGAGAGTCGCAGAGGGTTCCTTGTACGGTAGCGGTATAATCGCGTCCCTAATGTTGCCCCCCGGAGCATCAATATCCCGCCACTCACCCGGTTGTAACGGCTCGTCATCATTACGAACCCTTACGCCCCTAGCCTTGAATCCTGCCGGGAGGTTGGCAAGAGTTCCTGCATCGACTAGCTGCCGGAGAATACTCGTTGCCGCACGACCAAGACCACCAATCATGTGGATCAATCCAAACCCATAGAACCCTAGACCGGGCATGAACTTGAAGTGAACGAAATACTGTTGTTTCTTTGCCAGAGGTGCACCCTCTGTCCAGTTACGACGAATAGACAGGACCTCCCCTGATCCTTCATCAATAGTAACAATATAAGGTAGTGCTATGCCTGTAGGCTCACCCTCTGGGTCAATGTCCTCAAACCCTTCTAGGTCAAGGTCTACATGCATTTCTAAAATTGTATATACGTCATCAGTGTACGATTTGCTCGTACCTTGAATCTCGTCTACCTTTTCTCTGACCATGTCGTCTTGGTCATCGTTCTCAGACATCTCTACGTCACGATAGAAACCAGAAACCTGCATCTTACGAATTTGGTTTGCGTCCATGCGTAGAACGTGTGTGACTCTAGAGGCCGTGTTTAAATCAGACGCAGCATAGTCAACAACCAAATCCTGCGCCGGAACGAATTGAGACACTGCCCGCTGCTTTGCTTGGTCAAAGTAGACTTTCTTGAAGCATGACCCAGACAACGGTAAATAGAAAAGTAATTGATCCATATCAGGGTCATATTCTTCCATTACCTCCATGATCTGGTAATTCATGAAATCTTTAACTCGTGCCGCTTGCTCTTCACGAGCAGGGTCTTGTAAACCTAGCACCTGTGTTTTTACAGGGCCACCAGACGGCAAAAGCTCTTTATAAGCCTGCGCTTGAAACTGAGTAACACTTTCCGCGATCAACGGGTGCGTGACACCAGAAGCTCCCTCAAAAGGCTGTACACGGTCTTCATATTTGACACCCAGTTGATCCAAACCTTTTGTATACGATTCTTCCCACTCAGAACGAGAGTCCATGTCATCTTCATAAGACGCACGCAACTCTGACGAAATTTCTCCAAGATACGCTTCATCTAAATACTCCGCTAAGTTGGCAGTGTGATCTAACGGCGCCATAGCCGTTTCTTCAGCTTCCGCTATTTGCTCGACGATTGCACCATCAAGAGTCTCTGTGACTTGAGCGCCGTCTTCAAAGTTCATGGGTTCAGGTACATTTACTTCTACTCCGGGTAAATCCTCTTGAGGACCCCCTTGCATGTTTCCTGATGATACAATTGGTGGCAGTGCCATTAGTAATACTCCCGTTTAGGACGGTACATTAGTTCAGTGTCTTCCAGTTCGCTTTGCAAAGAGATGAAACCCCCCTGCCGAAACCGCATTAAAGCTAGCGTCATGCTATCACAAAAGTCATCATGATCGCCATTAGGAAATGAAACCACCTCTTCAATGACCTCATCCGCGAACTTTTTGTCGCTTGGCGCCCACACAACTCCCGCTTCAAACAACGGCGCAACCATGTGCATACGAGTTATCTTATCATTCCCTTTGCCCGGTGAGAAGCCCAGTGCCGGAATCCCGCGAAGCCGCAACTCGTCAATAAGTGGTGTACCCGTCGCTTTTGCTTCGACCAAAACCATGTCCGGCTCCCAGTATTCATGCTCATCGTACGCTATCTCCTTCAGTTCAGGGAAATTCCACCTACCTCGTCGAGCATCGAGCAAAACTATGTTGTCTGGCCCACCCTCATCGGGTTCAAAGATGCCCCACGTCGTGATTGCTGAGTAGTCAGCGGTTTCTTTCTTAGAAAACGCCGTGTCATACGCTTGAAGTACATATTTTACTGGTGGAATGTCCTCCTTCTCCCAAGGTTGCCACCATTCTCGCTTAATTATCGCAGAATCCGACGCTGTTGGCGTCTGTTGCCACTGCGCATTCCATTTTTGAACCGGAAGGGACGCTTTAATCGATAAAAGTGCGTCTTTTTCCCAAAATTCAGGCCACAACGGCTTGTCAGAGGGCAAAATTGCCGGAAATTCGACCACTTCCCACTGATCCGCCATCAAATCACTGCCCTGTGCCGCCAAAAGTCGGCCTGTTAGGTCCTTTTTACCCCATCGAGTCATAACAATGATGATTGCACCGCCCGGTTGGAGACGTTGGCGAGGCCCAGAGGTGTACCATTCGTACGCATGGTCGAATGCAGTCTCCGAAAGTGCGTCTTGTTCCGAGTGAGGGTCGTCAATTACGAACAAATCCGCACCACGACCCGTTACCGCAGCACCTACACCCGCAGCAAAGTACTCGCCACCCGCCGAAGTTTGCCATTTACCCGCACCTTTGTTGTCTTCTTTAAGGTTTGTGTCAGGAAAAATCTCTTTGTAAGCCGGATCATCGATCAAATCCCGCACTTTTCGACCAAATCTGACCGCAAGTTCGGTGTTGTGGGTCGCTTGGATGATTTTTAGCTTCGGATTTCGCCCCAAAAACCACGCAGGCATCAAAAATGACGCAAATTCCGACTTAGAGTGACGTGGAGGCATGTTGATAATAAGTCGCTTTAGGTCGCCTCTTGCGACCCTTTCCAACTTTTCGGCAATAATCCGGTGATGACGGCCCTCGATAAAGTTTTCATACACATGATGTGCAAAGGGCATGAACAAATCTTGCGCTTTTTCCCTTAAATCTAGTCTTTTCTTAGCCTCGGTTAAGGCTAAGATTTCTTTTAGGGCCTCTTCAGGTAGCGCTTGTAAACTCATACTACGTCTTCATCGCTTAGAAGGTACTCGGCGGGTAGTTTTGCGGCTCCCGTGCCTTGTAGTTTAGCTAACTCTGCTAATCTAGCCGGGTCAGCGTTCGGTAAAATGTAATCATTACCGTATCTCATGCCATTTTGCACCGTTTGAGCCAAATATGTCTCCGGCGGAGCAAATACAGGAGCCTGTGGAGTCTGCGCAACACCGGGTTCTGGCCTGTAGGCCGTGTAAATACCCGTAGAACGGTCCTGATATCTTGGCGCTACAACCGGACGTATACCTCGGCCTGTGTTTGCAATACCAGAAGTATACCCCGGGGTCGTTTCCGCAATAGCTGTAGGCTCGTCATCGTCATCGTCAGACACTGCTACCGGACCGCCCGGGACCGTAGTTGTCGTTGTTTCAACCCCCGGCTGCTCAGAATCATCCGTAGTTGTTGCAATTGTTGTGGTCGTAGCCGTATTTGTGGCGGTGTCTGTAGCAATATTGCTATCCGTATTAACTTCGGTAGCAACATCTGTCGTTGCCCCGGCAGTAACCGTCGTACCTGTAACAGTCGCAGTCGTTGCATCTACATTTACCGCAGTATCACCGTTAGTAATAATTGTAGATGTGCCATTCGCCACAATATCACTGGTGGTTTCGCCGGTGACGTTGTTAGTTGTCGTAACAACAGTATTGCCATCCTGATTTACCAGTGTGGTAACCGTCACATCGCCGTGCGTTACAACATCTGTTCCACCAACCCCGACCTGACGCTTAGTAACTGTCCCACCTGTTTCAGTAGTCCGTGTACCTTCTGTGTCAGTTGTAGATGTGAAGTCTGAACTCGCTTCCTGCACCAGAGTAACACCCGCAGGAACTTCTCCGTTTGCAACCGCTTCAGCTATGTCATTTGTAAACGGCGTGTCCGAATCAAGTTTAACCGTCAAACCGGTCTTCGTATTGGTCAGAGTCTTCGCATCTCCGTCATACTCTACAGCCGTTTGAATCGGAGACGCGTTTTCTGTCACCGTAGTCAAATCCGCACCTGATACGACCTGAGATTCGCCAGTGTTCTCGTTGACAACTGTATACGTACCGTCTGTGTTCGCTGTAACAGTGAACGTATCGTCTGTATCATTGGTCTGGTTCAATAGATTCTCAGATGCAACCTGAACAACACTCGTACCATCTACGTTGTTCGCAACCAACTCAGAGACGCTGCTCGTTCCGCTGTTCGCCAACTCCGTCAAAACGTCCACAAACGCTGCCGTTGTACCAACACCCGCACCAACCGTAGCACCTTGAGTCGCGGCACCCGCAACACCAGTACCGTAGTTTAGACCAACAATGTCCGCACCCGATTGGTTAATCAAACCGTAGTTAGTAATAAACTGCTCTGTGCCCTCGGTCAGACCCTCACTCAGAGCACCAGTCGTGATCTTACCAACAAAATTGTCAGTCATCTTTTCTAGTAGCGGGTTCTTAGTGACCAATCCGGCTAGAACCGCATCACCCAAACCGGCCGCAGCGGCAACACCCGCAAGAGTACTGTGAAGCGTACTCTGTTTGATGACCTCAACTGCAAGTGCAGCATCACCATTAGCCGCCTCCAACGCAATCTGATACTGTTGCGTTTTCTGCAACTCGCCCGCATTAAGCATACCATCAATCATCGCGTTCACGTCGTTCGCCGCAGCGCCCGCACCTTCAGCACCACCGATAACCGCAGTGCCCGCTAAACCCGTAAGCATATACGTTCCAATGTCAGTCGCGATATCAGGAATCTCAGTCAGAGCGTTAAACAAAATGCCCTTCGCTGACGCATCGCCGCGAGTCTCTAAGAAAGAACCAAGGTCCGAGAGACTAAAATCACCAACAAAGGCTGAATCGTCCATCGCTTTCTGCGTCTCTTCAGAAATCAAACTGCTAGACTCATCAGACCAAGTTCTAAGATCATCAACAACAGGGTTCAACAAATCACTGACACTACCGCTATTGAACGCTAGATCATCGTACCCCGGCCCTAGGAGATTAGTCTTACTGGACTCAATAACCTGCGCAATCGCTTTTGCGTTAACCTCATCGTCAGAAAGATCAGGGTTCGAGGACCGAATATTCTGTTTCGCCTGATTGATTTGTGACGTTTTTCCGTACGTATCTATAAGCTCACCGATACCCTGTAGTTTGTCCGCGACACTCTGACCTAAACCAGACTTCAACGTGTTCGTTATGTCCGTTAACAGAGTCGCATTCTCAAGAGCCTCGGCCTTATCTTTCGCGTTCTTCGATTCAATCGCATTCGCAAACCCGGGGTCAATAGCACCTTCGCCGTATCCCACTGCATACTCTTGACCGTCAACCGTAACTGTTCGAGCGTCCGTACTATAGAAATCGTCCGGTAGACCGCCACCACCAAGAGGATTTTTCCCGCCTTGCGTAATGTAATCCTCGTAATCAAGAACATCTGACGTACCCGCCGTAGATTCCGCTACAGGCTGATTCTCTTCAGGGAACAACGTACGATACAACATCGTGTCTTCAGCCGGGAACCCCGGAACATTGTCCACCTTCTTGTCATACTCCCTGATAACTTCAGGGCTGAAACCCGCAGCCTCTAGATCATCAAAAGTAAACGTACCAGTCTGACTAATTAACGTATCAATGTAATCGTGCATATCTTTAGGGATACTGACTAGCGCTTTACCGTCCCCGGCTCCGGGGTTAATAACTGCGGGACCTGAACCTATTGGAACGCTGCCTCCCGCACTCGGGTTAACAACTCCAACCTGACCAACACCATCGTCAATAAACCCAGAAGGTCCACTACCAACCTGAGAAAGCTCGTCATCCGTCATCTGACTGACATCAATCCCCGGACGCTCTTCCACAATCGTGCCATCTTGAGTCGCATCAGTTTTAGTCGAAGTAACTAGATTCTCTAGACCACCGGTCCCCGTTTCGAGGATCGTGTCATCATACTTCGGCAACTCCGCAGCCGGAGTCGTGTACTCGTTGTCCGAGAATGTATTTACCTCAACAGGAGTTACCTCTGGTTTCAAGGAATCCGCAGCAACAAACTTACCATCCGGGTCATTTGGATCACGAGCCAAAACACTACCGCCCGAGGACGTAAAGGTCCCGTCACCGTTGTCCGTCCAACCATGGTCGCGTACCAAAATTTCCTCAACCGCAGTCGCACGATCCACGTCGTACGCAGGTTCTGGCTCTACCGCTACACCGCCGCTAATATCAGCGTCGTCCATCATCGTAGCAATTTCGTAATCTTCTCCGCTCGATGTCGTCGAGTAGTCAACTTCGGACGTAGAAACAGGGTCCGCAACTGTAGGAGAATAGTCGTCCTGTATCGCCGCAGTGTTTGTATCTTTTACCGCCACAAGTTTAGAATTAACATTTGGGTCGTCAGACGCAGACTTAACGTACAGCTTGCCGTTAACCTCAACAGTATCACCAATATTTGAATTGATCGAAGCGTCACGCGCGTTATCAAACTTCTTAGGCTCGTTTTCCGCCGCGATTTGATCCAACGCGTTCATGTCGTCGTCCGCTTGCAGCTTCTTCTCATACTCCGACATAATTTCTTCGGTGGACGCAACCTTCATAATATTCCCGGCGTCCAACTCACCCTGAGTCGCACCCGTGTAAATACTTTCGTTGTCTTTTTTGGTGTTAGCCGTAATGTTAATTTTCTCCCCCGCCTTGATATTGTTAATATCAATGTTCGGGTTGTCCTTCTTAATCTGCTCAATCGTCGTGTTGTTATCCAACGCAAGCTGACTTACCGTGTCACCAGACTTAATCGTCTGCGAAGTAGACTGCTGACCCTTACTCTCGTTGTCGTCAACAATATTATTAACCGTGCTAGAACCACTCCAGTTGGCCCCCGCTACTTGACCCGATTCACTGTAAACAGCGTTCCCATCATCACTAACTTTATAACCCGCATCCTCTAAATCTTGACGACTGGACTCGAATTTCCCAGTACTCTGTGTAGTCGTAGTGCTACTGTTGTTGTCGTCACCTCCGCCTCCGGTGTCCTCGCCACCGCCGCCGCACATAAAACAAATTTGAGGTTGTAAAAAGGTTAGCCAAAGACTTTTCATGTCTTACTCCAATCTCAGCTTGTACGTGCCGCCAACGTGATTAAAACCGCGTTTCTCCAACAAACTTCCCGTACGCTCCGCATATATTCCTGTCGCTATAGCAATACAAACCTCAGAAGCTCCGTGGTCCGAGGCCCAACGCTCGAACTCCTTCAACAGTACTACTCCCGCAAATGTACCACGAAATTCCGGTTTTACATACCACGCAATATCTGTCGCCAATTTGTTATGACAAAAATAATATTCGCCTATGTACCCGAACAACGCTCCAACAATCTGACCGTCAATTTCCGCTATCCCGGTAAAGTACAAATCTGGAGACTCAATGTACCGCCGCAACATCGTTGTCGTCTTTCCCTCGTGAAGAGGAATGTTAACAAAAGTATTATGCTCGTTTGTTTCGTCTACCAACGCACGACACATTTCCAAAATGTCTGGAATATCATCTAACGTCGCAATCCGAAATGAAATTACACCCGAAATTTTATTCACTTGATTTGCGCCTTTCTTGCAGATTTGGTTCTTTTATAACTGCGATTCTTTGATTTGGCTAGAACTCCCAAATTTTTAGGACTGTTATCACGCGGATTTCCATTCTTGTGCGTAACATCGTTCCCGTCACCCTTCTTAACTCTGCCTTTTTTGACCATAGCTGCACGGGCCGCGTTTCTCGCAGCGCGGTTTTTCTTCTGCTTTGGCTTGGAATGGTAGTTCCGATATTCGGCTGCGTAATCTCGGGCCATGGATGTTCTCCTTACGTTCTTAAATGATATTATACCCGAATGAATTTACAAAACCAACACTATAGGTAGCACGCAGGCCCACGGTCCCACATATAAGGGGGTGATGGGGTCGGCGCCCCCGAAGAATATCGATAGGTTTGCGCTCCAGTAACCCCTATACACGCATACCCTTTTTAAAAGACAGAGGTTCTAGGCTCTAGTATATACAGGCGTGTATACAGCATACCCCCGGGGGTGTTCTTGCTCCTAGAATATTTGACCCTCCAACCTTTTATTTTCTGGGCGACGCCCGGGCTGTCGTGAACCAAGCCCCTTCAGGTCTTGGCCCTTCGGGCTTCCATCCCTGTCGCACGCTCTCAGGGATTTTTCATCCCTGCCGCTTGGCAAACCCTGAACAAACGCCGGGCGTTTGATCCCTTTAGGAACGACGTATCAACCCTCACCTGAACACCTCGTCCGTGCAGTGGCGCGGGCGAGAGTTTATCAGGTGGGCTTGATTCGCCGTGTCGGACGCGTCGGTAAACTCCTTGCCTCCGCGTTGCAAGGGAAGGATAGGGGAATCGTGCTTACTCGCCGACAGTCGCAGGGGGCACGAGCATTTTTGATTTAAGCAGTCGTGCCCGTCTGCACTGTCACTCGACGCACGATGCACACCCGACCACGCTCCCGCTTTTGTGGTCTAAACCAATGACTTGATCTGTTCAGTAGTAGGGTTGGTGTGCGTCCCCTTGCGCGTAAGTATATCAAACAACGTGGAATAGATTCGGGGC